AGGTGTTAGTGTAATATTACCGTTTGATACGGAGACAATGTCCTCACCGTTTACATCCAGTGATCCACCAAGTTGTGGAGTTGTGTCTTCAACAACGTTTGATATTGCTGCACCAGATACAGCAAGACCAGATACAATCGTGCTTCTTGTAATTTTTTTAAGTCCGCCACCTGATGTGTCAACAGCTAAGAATACATCATCGTTTGCAACTGTTGATATTTCAGATAGGCCACCGACAGCAATAGAGTTGAAGTTTGTGCCGTCTGCAATAAGTAGATTACCAGCTGTGTTTGTTCCCATGGTAATATCATCACCGGATACAGTTAGATCACCAGTTACAACGACATCACCACTAAAGGTAGCTTTCCCTGCTAATGCCATATCAATATCAAGAGCAGTTATGGCTGATGAGCCGTCTGTCCCCTTAATCGCAAAGTTTTTATCTGCTGTGCTGACAGTGAGTTCAACATCAGTAGAACTGTTTGCTATGTCAAGTATCGATGTGCCGCCGTCTTTAATAGTAACATTACCACCATCTGCATCTAGAATAATATCGCCTGGAGCATCTAGTGTGACATCTGTGGTGCCATTGGATACAATATCAAGAGTTGTTGTGCCTCCATCTTTTACAGTAACGTTGGCACCATCTGCATCTAAAATAATATCGCCCGCAACATCAAGAGTTAAGTCTCCTGATGATAGGTCAATCTCTGTGCCATCAATTGTGATGTTATCTACAACAACGCCACTGTTTGCTGTAACAGACGTAGCTGCAAATGTTCCGTTGAGCGTTAGCCCTGTATCGGCAGCATGAGTTAGCGTAATATCATTATCTGCTCCAAAACCAAGAACAGCACTATCGCTGTCTAATTTTAAATCATTGCTGACTGTGACTGCGGTCGACGCATTAAGGTCAATGGTAGCCTCACCGTCTATTCGTAAAACACCGTTAGAGCTTTGTTGTACAAAGCTTGCAGCATCACCAAACGTTAGTTTGTTTGTAGAGTTTAGTGTGAGTCCTGTGCCGTCTGTGTGTGTTAAAGTGGTGTCAGAGTCTGCACCAAACTTTAATACAGCAGAGTCAGATCCAAGTATAAGATCATCAGGCAGTGTGACATCAGCATTGTTATCTTCAAACACAGCCTTGCTAGCTGGTTGTGTACAAAATACATCTTTTGTGCCTGCGCTAAAACTTACTGCGCTGTTGCTGTTTGAACTTGATAGAACAGTTGTTCTTGAAAGTGTGTCCGTTGATGCATCAGTGACTGTGCCAATACCTATTTCAAACTCTGCTGCTGTTCTGTGAACGATTGCGTAATAAGTTACGTTACCGTCACCAATACCAGATACAAAAGTTCTAAAACCAGATACAGCACCACCTAAATTAAGGGTGCCTGTCCCTGTGGTTGTCGTTGTTTCTCTTACTCTGTCCGCTACTGCAAATGCCATAATTAACTCGTAAAGCTGTTTGTCCTTCTAATTGCAAGTTCTTGATTAACACTCGCCACTGCCTCTTGATATCTTTTTTCGTATAACTGAAGCATCTGAGGGTTTTTATCATAAACCGCAGCCTCTATCAATGAACCATACAATAAAGCATCGTATGCGTTGTCTGTTAACCAGTTTGTTGTATTGCTGCCTGACAAAGAACTAAATCTTGTTCTATAGTTTATTTCAACTGTAAGTGCAGCACTTGGCGTTGGAGCAATAATATAAAAATCATTGTCCCAGTCTGCATAATATTTTGGTGTGCTTGTGCTTGTTCGTGTGGGCCAGTATTCGTTTATATATCCAACGTCTCTATATTCCAATGCTGTCCTAGCCGAGGCTGAGGACAGCACCTGAAAGGAAATGATCGTGATTAGATCAGTTGGTTTCGTCACAAAGGCGTCACCAATAGTTAATGTAGCGTTTTGATGTTTGTATAGTTCAGGAACATTTATCAGTTCTCTTGCTAGTCTACGCTCAGCTGTGTCAATAAACTGAGGACTCTCTGATGAAAAATCAGAGCTATTATTTTCTGTTAGATCAATTAAATCTTGTTTTAGTTGGTTAAATGATGTCATGATACAGTTACCGTTCCTAAGTCAAATCTTGCTGTTAAATCTTTTGCAACAGTTGCAGGTTGCATGCTGCCAGATGTTAATACACTAAAAGTCGTGTCCGCTCCTCTGCCAATAGAAACCGTTATTACAGTTTGTTCTTGCGGTCTTGCGTTTTCTAATGCTTGTGCGTCTGCCGCTACCGGTGCAGGATCAAGCTGCGGGTGTTTGCCTTCATACTCTGTTTTGTGTACGAAAGATCCGTTCCACTCTTTAACCATTTCACGATACGGAAAAGCCACTCCGCTTCTATCAGATATCGCCTGTGAATATTTACCTCTTGCTCTTGCCATACTAATTTAATAATGGGTTGTCTTGCTCTGCTTTTAGTTCTTCTATTTTTGCATCAAGAAACTTAATGGCCGCATCATTTATTTTAATGTCGCCCTTTATTGCCTCTAATTCTTTGATGATACCTGATAAATCTACAGTTTCGTTTACTACAAACTCTTTGTTTTCTAGTTGTGCGATACGATTATTGAACTCACCCCATGCCATAAAACCACCACCAATAGCGCCAATGACGCCCAGCAGTGCAGCATATGATGATAATTTACTGAACATTTCTTGCATTTAATAACTCCATAAGGTTTCTATACGCATCGCTGGTTTTTTTCTTGGCGTTTTGCACTTTAATTTGGTGCTGTACGACAGGGTCTGTACCTGCGATGCTCGCCTGTCTAGCATATATTGTTTTATCGTAGCTTGCAAGACTAGCTTGCATGAAGAAAGCTGGGTCTCCGCCTGGTATCTGACGTGTATCAAACAAAGCAGCGTTGGTATCAAAATAGCTAGAAATGTCTGCTTGCGTGGCTGTCATCTCACGAGACACAACTTCGTTAATTACATCGAGCGTCACACTGACTCTTTGCATTTCGTTTTTTATCTTGCTTTGTATGGCCTTCTCTATGGCTGCAACTTTTATATCTAAATCAACTTCCACATCTGAGCTAGGTTGTTCTTGAGTTGGCTCCTCGATTGCCTCTTCTTGTTGGGCAATCTCTGCTGTCGGTGCTGGCTCGTCTGCAACAACTTCTTCGCTACTGGGTTGCTCTGTAATTTCTTCACTTACAATCTCCTCTTCGATTGGTTCTTCTTTTATCTCTTCCATCGCAGGTTTCTCTTCGATGGGTTCGGGTTCTGTTTCCATGACAACTTCTTCAAAGACTTCTTCTATAAACTCTTCTTGCATCTCTTCGGTAAATTCCTCTGTGAACATCTCCTCCATAACTATATCTTCCATATACACCTCCTCCATCGGAGGCAGCTCTTCAAACATTTCTAGTGACGGTAGTTCTTCAAAAAACTCTACATCTTCAACCATGACAACATCGACTGGAATAAATTCTTCCATGACAACTTCTTCGAAATACTCAGGTTCAAAAAAAAATTCATCCATCGGCATTATGTCAAACTCTTCTACGACCTCTATCTCTTCAAAGACAGGATTGAATGTGTATTCAATTTCTGGTGGTGGTTCAAGAAATATATCTTCTGGTATTGTAAACTCCATCAACTCAAATTGTTCTAACTGTTCTTGCACATCTTCTATCTCGTCTTGACCAGGACAGGTCGGTGGGTTCTTTTGCCAACAATAAACTACACTGGTAGACGTTGTGCTTGACAGTGTATTGTAATCAACAGTAACTACAGGATCGCGCACGTCAACGCCGGCATGACCTCCGTTGTAGTTTTTATTTCCTTGTATATCAAAATTAAATCTTACAGTAAGTGTGCCATGTTGGTTTTGTGGATCTGGTGCAAGTGTAAGCTGATTAGAATACGGATTAGTTTGGTAGTTGTGGTTTGTTGTGTCATGAAATGTTGTGCTCTGTGTTGTTGTATCAACACCATTGGTTGCAGTTTGTGTAAGTGTGACTGTTGACTCGACAGGATTCCACCATCGTATCTGTGCACCAAAAGTAGATGTGAAACCAAGTTGTAATTCTTCTAACGACAAATGATCGTCAGAGTCTATTGTTGTTTCTGCATACTTACCATCTTTGCCGGTCAACCACGTTGACTCGTTGATGTCAGAACTATCAGGAAACATTGTACCTACCCAGCTGCCATCGTCGAAGTCTTGTGAAACTAAGTTGCCAGTGGTTGCAGGATTACCAGATGTTATGGTTGTAATAGTTGTGGTGTCACCAACGTTGGGTGTGTCCTCTAATATTACTTCTGTTGCATTACTGACGGAGAATATTAGTAGGCTCACCGTTGCTATCAAGAATATACTTATCCTTAGCATCTATATCCTCCAGTATTTCATTGTCTATTTTCTCCATGTATCGCAAAGCCTCTACATACTCTTCGTAGTCTGGTCTTTGTTTGTCATACTTATTCCACTCGTCTAGTGCTTCGTCACCAATCTTGCCGTTAAATGGACAAGGGGTTCCAGCATGAGCCATGGCTGAAAACACTCTGCTGTCTTGACAGAGTATAGATACAGCTGCAACTTTCATGTTAAAGTCAAAAAGTAATTTTGATAGTTTCATTCTTTCACAATTCATATCACGCTTTGTGATACCAATACTGCCACCTATCAATGGCTTTTGTATACCCAGTCCAACACCTACAGTGCACAAATCTTGCGACATCGCTGAGATGCCTGGAGCAGAGGCAGATGGCACTGTACGTGTGTCCCCGGTGTAAGAATTATTATTGTTTGTTGTAGAATTATTTGTAGTCGTAGATGACGACGAACCTGATTGATAGTTTGTTGTTGCCTCACTGTGATAGCCGCCTGTGATTGCAGTGTTAGTAGCTGATGATCCTGTTGTAGATTGTGTGTTGGTTGTGGCACCAGCGCCTGTTACATCTGCTATCGCAAAGCCGATAGCAAAGCATATAAAAAATACAGATATAGCTACCGCTAAATAAAAATTGTTCTTCATAGTGTCCCTGTTGTGTAGGTTATACTACACTTCGTCTAAGTTTACATATCTATTTTCGCAAAAGAAAGCGAAAGTTTTTAACTCTTTGTCATCTTTGTATCTATGCATGTCTAATAAAGTATCAACCATCTCTACTTTATTGTCCCATGTGTACTCTATACACTCATACTTAGTATCAAATGATCTTATTGTATAATCAGTCAGGACAGGTTGTGGCACATCATGGTACACCAACATGGCTGAGATTATCCAAATCATTTTTTCTTAAATATATCTGCGCCCTTAAGCCCGTATATACTAGCTACAACTCCGATAAAGAGACTCTGATACCAGAAAGGCATATTGCTGAACTTATCAAAAAATATATCCAACTTTTGTTGTATGTTTGGATCATCACTAAACACGCTCCATATTAACAATAACACGGGCGCGCTCACGAGAATAAGAACAAATTCGTCCTTCCATCCTTTGTCGTTTGACTGTCTTACGGCTGCTTGATACTCGATTTCACCGCTTGCCATTTTCTGTGCATGCAACATAGCTGCATCTGACTCCAGCATCTTACGTTGCTGTCTATTTTTCATTATGTGCGTACCTGCACCGATTGCTAGTTTTACAACGTCTAATATCATAAGTTTTCCGCCTTCCATTTTTGCACATCAAACGATGGGCATTCTTTTTCACTTATCTCATTGTGTCCGATAAT